CTTCGACCAAACCAAATTGCGAAGTTTCGACCCTTTCTGTTGAGCAAGCTGCATAACAGCATCTTGATATTGTTGGGCATACCATTGCCCACCCGTGTAAGCCATAAAAAGTTACCTCATTGAAATGAATTAAAAGTTTTTCAACGAGCTATCCTTTCGGACTCGTTTGCACTTTACGCCTGTCGGCGGCGATCTACCTGATCACGAGGTGCAGGGCCTTTCGGTTATCCAGCGGACATTACTGATTCCAATCTTTTGCTAAATTCTGTTTCAGCATCACTGCTTGGGTACGCAGCTTGGTAAAGCCGTGACACCCGATCCACTTCCGCGTTGTGCTGCGGATGCCGATCATCGTTATAAGGATGACTCGCATTACCAAGGATCTGATTAATTTGTTCCAACGCTTCTGCTGGTGTTGTTTTAAAATTTCCTGATCCACCTGTATTCATTGCACCATCTTCTCCAAGACCCTTGCCAACCTCGGCAAACGCTTTAACCAAATTAATGTTGTTACCGAGCCCGGTCTCATTTAGCTCACGAACTAAATCATCACCACCGTAAGTTGCAATCGCTGCTCGTGCGTCTTTGATTTTTGTATCAAACGCTTTGCCCCAATCGCTTTTTAATGATGACAATGCTTCTTCGTGAACATTTGATGATTCAGAACCCGCTGCGGAAAGGCCCTCATTCATCCAATTGATCAACCCGGAAACTTGAGTATTAGATAATCCCAATTCGTGAGCTTTGATCATTAGACCCATTTCAATATCGGCATTTCCTTCACTGCCTTCAGGACGATCAATTTTGTACTCTCCCGGTTCATTCGGGCGACCCATGCGAGTGTAGAAATCACTCCATTCTTCCGAAGAGGATTCATCAGTGGGGATCATGCCCACGCCTTTCACTTGGGTGAGCTTGCCTCTGAAGTCGTCCCACACTTCCTTCGATGCGTCTTCGGTGGGTATTCGTGTTGAGCGGCCAATGTAGCTCTGAGCATCAACGTATGCCTTTGCCAATGTGCCGACATCAGGCATGTCCTTTAAGGACCCAGCCTCTTTTAGATCATCGGGTAATGACTCACGCCATGTGCCATTTGCTGTTTCTTCTACCGCTGTTTCTGTACTGGTTAAAATGGTTTCGTTGTCTGCCATATGTTATCTCCCTAGTTGCCCTCTCGGACCAGAGTTAAAAGGTAATTGACGACATCTCTTTGACCTTCACGAAAAGCAGTCTCATAAGGATCTCCTGCCACATGAGATGTTCTCAGAGCATACATTTCCAAAAGATTAGTCAACACAGCTTCACCGTCAGGCGAATCCATTAATTTGTTCCAAGTTTCTTCAAACGTCTTACGTGGATCTTTCATGCTGCGTTTTGAAGCCCCGCCATTACAGCGGCCACTTGATCTTGTCCTGCGTTATCAACTTCTGCGGCAACCTCTGCGGCCTGACCCGCCTGATCAAGACCTTGCTGCTGCATCATCTGTTGTTGCATCATCTGTTGTTGTTGTTGACGCTCCATCTGAATCCGTTGAATTTCATCATCGGATTTCATTGCATCGGCTGGAACACCAAGACGCTTTGCCAACATTCGTCCTACCTTTGGAAAATCGATCACATCCATAACAGTCGGATCAGCCTGTGCCATTCCAGCTAATTGCCCGTACCAGCGTTCAACAGCAAAAACTTCGTCCATACGTTGCGCCCTTGCCAACGGACTCACGTATTCGACATCCAATTTGCCATCGCCTTCCATTAATGACATCGGCGGTTCCGCAAACAAACCCGCTCGAAACATCACCATGAATATTCTTTGAATCAGTGGATTCAGCAGTTCACTCTGTAACCTTCCAACAACAGGACCAAGAATCTGCTGCATAAGCTCCATTCGGGCCCGAACCTCAGTTGCAGTCATATTGGGACCTTCATGGAGCTGCAATTGATCATTAAAAAATGCGCGGCGAATATTCGTGACTAATTCGTTTGCTTTAATCTGACTAACTTGCCATTGCGCTCCGTTTTGAAAAGGACGCACACCATTTATGTCACGAACATAAGTCAAACCGCCGGGATCGAGCCTAAGATCGCCAATGATCCCGTTGTAATTAGCTAGTGTGGGTGGATCAATGGATTTTTCCCATGCTCTCATTTCAAACAGCTTGGCTGCATTCAATGTACGAATGTCAGCTCGTGCCATCATCGCCGGGGAGAATCCATACACATCACCCGAAAGTTTAGACCAGCGCGGAACCATCCACGGGTTTTCATAAAAGCCACTTTCTTGAATCAGTTTTTGATCCTTAACTTGGACCCAGCATGATGCCCAAGGTCGGTCTTTTGGCTGTAGCAGCCCTTCGGTCGATTCAACATATTCACGCGGATAAACCGCATGGATAAATTCAAATTCTTTGTCAGGTTTATTTTCCAGTGCTTGATTGATTGAGTCGCCTAAATCAACTTCATCACTAAACATTTGTCTCGCTTGCCGCGCAGTCAATTTTAATTTGCGATAGATGGTATCTACTTTACCGTCCACATCTTCTGCTATCGCAACCTCTGACAAATGAATGGTACGAAAATTTAGTTTTTCAAAATCATCAATATCGCCAGTTGTGTTTTGTCTACGCTCAACCAACATCGCTGCGGTTCCAAAACAACACAGGTCGAGGTAGAGCTCATTGACTTCGGAGTTGAAGTTTGATTCCTCAATGCTTTTATAGATTCGGTCAATGCAATCTTCCAGCCATTCGGTTGCTGCATCATCATTATTCATTTCATCATCACGAAAACGAATATGAAACCAACGGCCAGATGGAGCAGTTAATGCGCCGTGAAGACCTGATGCCAAGGTTTGATTAGAAGTGATGGCGGTGCTGTCGTACAGATTGTCATCACGCGAAGTACCTGATGATTTTTTTTGTATGAAATCAGCTTTGGTCGGTAAAACAAAATGAGCGACTTCATCCCATAAATATTCCCAATTATGGCGTTTGTCTTTAAGTTCCTTGCACCGTTTAATAATGTGTCGGGGATCTGGCATTTTGTTATAACTTGCTTCCATTTAGCTGAACCCGCCCAATTTAGAAACCAAAATATTATCTTTGTAATCGGATTGCGCCAGACCGAGCGAACCCGTACCCATCGTACTAAGAAAACCCGATTCTTCAGACCGAATACGCAACCACCGTTTGTAATCGTCCCAACTTTTTACCCATTCCGGCGTTCCTTGTGGAAATGCAGCCTGACCACTTGTTCCCATACGATCTGACATTCCAGCTAACGACTGGTTAAAACTACTCGACAACGAGTTCATGGCTGCAATTGCGGCTGCAAGCTCCGACAATATTTTGTCTAAATCATCATTGCCGCCTCCGTTGCCGTTGCCGTTGCCATTTCCATTTCCGTTTCCGTTTCCGTTTCCGCCTCCGTTTCCGTTACCATCGCCCTCATACGTGCCTTTCGTTTTACGGGCCTTGTCTCCGGGGTTTACACCCTTACCGTAACCGCCTAAATAAGTGCCGTCTTGAATATGTAGGTCTTCACCTCGATGCGCTTTACCAAACGATTCTTTGCTGAGATCACCGCCCATCCGTTTACGCCAATACTTAGCCTCGTCACTTTTCGGATCATTTTTTACTTTTTTGTAAGCATCCGACAAATCCTTATGGCTATCGACATAATCCTCAGCGGCTTTTCCTTTAACGTCCGACTTGTCCCCCATATTATGTTCGTGATCTCGAATAGCTTTAGGTGTTGCGACATTAAAGAATGATTTAAAGGCCATAGTATTATCCTAGTGCGCGGACAACCCGCGTAGTTTTGCCAAATTGGTTATGGGCCATCTCGTCCCAACCCATGCAGAAGCTACGCAATGCATCGGCAGCATGTGACGACCAGTCATGGACAGGTCTTGTTTTCCAACATTGATTTCTCTCATCAAACTCTTTGCGGTACGCGGCGAGACAATCGATGCCGTGTGAACACTGTGATTCGTCAAAATAGAAACGGTTAAACATGGAACGCATACAATTTATCCCATCATCGACAGGTGCTTTTTTGACGACTGTGAAAAACAATCCTAAATCACGGGCCATTTCAAGGCGCGATTTACCACTCGAAAAATCTCTCGCCACAATGTCATGCGGTGCGAAATGTTCTGCGTAGGTGTATTTTTTTTCTTTGATTAGGTTTACGTAAAATTGCAGACCTTCCCCGGCACGTTGATCATAATCAATTACGTGAAGGTTTTTGCCCACAGCTTGGACATACCAAATTGCAGTCGCGTCACCAACACCAATGTCCCAAGCGGTGTACACGGGATACCCTGTTTGCCACGGAACTGAGGTGATTCTGTTTTCGTTTCGCGCTCGATCCAGTTGATCACGAAAATAAGCTCCCGGCAGT